CATGACCAGAAGAAAGACTTTTCTTTCATGCGTTTCCCCGACTCAGTTCGGCGGGAGCGTGAGGAGTACGGACATTATGGAAGCACCCCAAACTATTGAACCCAAAGGAACAACCAACCAATGAATGAACAGATGATTGTAAAGAATGACCAAGGCTTAGGCCACTCCAACGGAGTGCTTAACTATATGCGACAGGCTACGGATGTGGCCAGCGTATGTAGGGAGATTGTAAATGCAACGGCACAACAGATCGGGGTAAAGAGATATGTCCGAGTTGAGGGCTGGCAATCAATCGCCATCGCTCACGGATGCGTAGCCTCTGCCCGAGATGTTGAGCGTCTTGAGGATGGCTTCAGATGCATAGGCGAAGTCAAGAGGATGGACACAGGCCAAGTGATTTCTCAAGCCGAGGGGTTCTTGGGCGATGACGAGGATATGTGGAGCAAGCGTCCAGTTTATGCAAGGAGGGCGATGGTGCAGACGAGGGCAATCAGTCGGGCTTGCCGCTCTGCCTTTGCTCATATCGTGGTACTCATCGACCGCAACCTAAGCACAACGCCAGCCGAGGAAGTTCCTCACGGCGGTTTCGACAACGAACCTCTGAACACAATCAAGAACGAACCAGCACCAGCCAAGATTACAAAGGCAGAGGTAGCCGAGATCACGGCTCAACTGGTGAGAGAGGAAGCACCAGCCACAGAGAAGCGGGATATGGTTCTAAAGTTCGGCAAGCACAAGGGTTCGAGCCTACGAGAGATCGGTCAACTCCCAAGTGGGAAGGGGCTGGACTATCTCGATTGGCTATTGAAGCAAGAATTGAAACCCGCCGCCGATGGAAAGCCATACACCAACGACCTCATTAGAAACCAAATCATCGCCGAGATACTAGCCGAAGAGGATAAAAAAGATGCAATACCCTTCTGAGCAACCGAAAACATTATCAATAGGGGCAAGCCTACTCCCCGACCTTTCCGCAATAATGCGGGAAGGGATGCGGTTGGCAGAGGCCAATGAACGCAATCGTTGTGCGGAACTTGTTCAACAGCTAGCTGACGGCATCGAAGATCAAGTGCAGAAAGAAACACTCAATGAGGTGGTGCTTGCCATACGGAGGCTACCCCCAAGTGTCGATTGATGTTCAAGTCCCGAAGGTGAAGTGGACGATGATTCAATGGCAATCAACAAAAGAAAGACCAGAGAACTATGAAAAAGTGTTATTGGATAGAGACGGCGAAATACTGGGAGGCCGGTACATTGATGAGAAATTCTATGTCGGCGATTGGCAAGTGGCTTCGAGGGTTAGTCAATGGGCGGCGTGGCCGACCTCACCCAAATGATAAGTTTCCTTTTATCCACTCTGAAGCTGTTGGTAGAAGTTGGAATGGCACTCGCCTTTTTATTCGGCGTTTTTCTGGGGGCGATGTTTCTACTCGGGCTATTGTGGGATGCGATAAGAAAGTGGTGGAACGATGAGCGTTAAACGATTGGCCTTAGTGGGCGACCTCCACAAAAACCTAGCAAGCCGAATGAAGGAACTATTTGCAAGCCTCACCCCAGCCCAGCGGGAAGCGTTCAAGGATGTTCGCACCCACCTCGACTACTCGCACAAAGTCACGAAGGAACTACTAGCCCGAGCCAAGACATACCGGGAACGAGACAAGGAGAAGCGCAAATGAAGAGAGACAACTTCTGGTTTGCCTTTGAACCGAACCGCTGGCTATCGAACGAAAAGTTGGCCTTAGTTAGCCTTAGCGCAAAGGGGCTATGGATTCACCTCCTATGCCTAATGTACAAAGCCGAGGCCGAGGGCAAGCTTACCATCAACGGAAACCCACCCACCCCGGAACAGATCAGCAGAATGATTGGAGAAGATGCAAGGCCGCTACTCAAAGAGCTTGAGGTTGCAGGGGTTTATGAATTGAAAGATGGTGCGATATATCACAAAGGAGTATCTACTGGATTGGCCAAGATGAAGGATAGATCGGACGGCTATGCCAGGAGGATGACCTCAAGATGCTCCCAAGATGCTCCCAAGATGAATCATCTTGAGCCTCAAGATGACCCATCCATCGGACATAATTACAATAACAATAACAATAAGAGTAAGAGAGAGACAAAGAAAGAGGGCTTGCGCCCCACTCGCTCTGATTGGTCTGCATATGCAAAGGAGATCGGATGGGGGACAAAGGATGCGGAGTCGGCTTTTGATTATTACGAAAGCAACGGATGGAGGATTGGGGGCAAGACCCCTGTAAAGGATTGGAGAGCCTGTGCCAGAAATTGTCAGCGAAGGAATCAAACCACAACCAAGAAAGGGAATCAGCCAATGAATGATAACCACCGGAATAGTTGCTACTCACCGCCCACCTATAAAGTGATGGGCTTTGCTCGGAGAGAAGATTGGGTGAAAGCGGGTTGCCCATGAACTCAATGCTCACAGCTCACCTAGTTCTACCTGCCACCATCCATAGAATCAAGATGCTTGAGGAGAGAATGGCTGGGCAAGACGCACAAATAACCCAACTCGCAGGGATGATTGCAAGGGCAAAGGAGGATGGAGGCCAAGGGCAGATTGATAAACTAGCCACTATAATAGACAACATTCGCCTTACAATACCCCTAAAAACGATCAGCCAGCATATCCAAGGGGGTCATAGCCCACTAGAAATCCCAAAGGAGCTACTGCCTACGGTTGGAAAGTACAGGGCAAGGAGCAACCGAACCTATGAAGTGGTGAAGAAGAGGTGGGCTTTATGGAAAACCCAACTCGACGCAGGGGCTGGTGTGGCTGAACTCGCTAGAGCTTGGGGATGCGATAGGGGAACGGTTCTCTACGCAATCCGCAACGACTTCACCCCATCCAAGGGAAACCCAATCAATAGAAAGATCAGCCTAACGAGGAAGCGCAAGAAAGGGATGTTCGTATGATAATCGCAGAGCAATTTGAACTGCCCTTCGCCCGAACCACTCACCCAAAGCAGAGTGACGGCCACGACCAGAACGCTAGAATCCTAGCGCACCTCAAAGGAGGGCGAGCGATCACGGCTCTCGATGCGCTGGAATGGTTCAGATGCTTTCGCCTAGCCAGCCGCATATGCGATCTGAAAAAGATGGGGCATCCCATTTACAAGCGCACGATCAAGACCAACAGTGGGAAAAGCGTTGCGGAGTATTATTTGTGAAGTTATGCGGAGATAGCTCAATAGCAGAGCTTCCCCTATTCCAAGGGGAGGATGGCGGTGCGATTCCGACCTCTCCGCACCAACTTTTCTTTAGGCAAATAACCAGTCACACATCGAACCTTGTTGCAGTAGAGAACCACTACGCCCATAGAGCAGTTTCGGTTAGCTGGGCCTTTGGCGCATATCTAAATAATGTTTTGCTTGGCGTAATATCATTTGGAAAGCCAGCGTCTCAAAATGTTTGCATTGGTGTTTGTGGTAGAAGCAATTCAGAAAGGGTCTATGAACTCAATCGTTTATGGATGTCCGACAAATGCCCCAAAAATAGTGAAAGCAGATTTATAGGATGGGCATTAAGACAATTAAAAAAGGTAAAGCCATCAATCATTCTGGTTAGTTACGCAGATACGGAGCAGGGGCATGAGGGCGTAATTTACAAAGCAACAAATTGGGTTTATACTGGTCTTTCCGATAAAAGAAGTTGCGGAGACATTTCACTACCGGGACTGCATAGCAGACACGCCAAAAGATTTGAGGGAGCAATAAGAATAGACAGATCACGCAAGCACAGATATGTTTATTTTTGCAACCCAATGGATAAACCTCTTCTAAAATGGAGTATTATTTGTGAATCTTGAAATCAAACAAGGCGATTGCTTGGAGGTATTAAAAACACTTCCAAGCGAATCCATAAACTGCTGTATAACATCGCCTCCATATTGGGGATTGCGAGATTATGGAACAGGGGATTCACAGATAGGACTAGAGCATACACCGGAAAGCTATGTTCAAAAGATTGTCGATGTGTTTCGAGAGGTCAAAAGAGTTCTCCGAAGTGACGGAACTCTATGGCTTAACTTGGGAGATACATACTCAGCCCAGCGATGGACAAAGAAGGGGGAGACAACGACCCCAGCCCAGCCAATGAACGGAATGAGCGACACTTGGAGAGCGATTGCACCCACAAAAGAAAGCGGGTTGCCAGACAAGAACCTTGTTGGAATCCCTTGGCGAGTGGCCTTTGCCCTGCAAGCAGACGGATGGTTTTTGCGACAAGACATCATATGGCATAAGCCGAACCCAATGCCAGAGAGCGTGACTGATCGTTGCACCAAGGCTCACGAATACATTTTTCTTATGACTAAAAGTGCTAATTATCACTTTGATAACGAGGCGATAAAGGAGGATTCTGTTTGGGATGTAGACGGAACTGGAACAATCAAGCGAGCCGAAAGGCAAAGGGAGGGATTAAAGAGCAATCCAACC